TCTCCTGCTCCGGAGCTTTCGCCCCGGATGCCTCCTCGAGAAGGAGGCTACCCATAACTAGTGACGTAGCCATGGTAGGCTACGGGGAATTCCCCTCATGTCGTGAGTACAACCGACATGAATCCGGTGAATTAAGTCCGGAATCCCTTAATAGGGAGTCACATACCTGAGCTTGATGCTGAGGACCTCAGGACGTCCTGCACGTTCAAGATGGTTCTTATCCGCAAACGGCTCGTCGCCGCGCTTCAAGAAGTACTTGAGCAAGGCACCGTGACCACTTACCCGAGAGTAAGGGAGCACAGTTTTGACTACAGCAGCCTTGACTAAGGGCCGCTGTAGGTTGGGACACGTTCTCTGAATCTCGTAATCCAGGTAAGTGTGTCTGCCTAACCCCGGAGATTCTGGCCAAGTAGTTGGAAACGGAATTACTGCTTCCAACTTCCCGTCCAGGTAATCCGCAGTTCTCCAGAAACCAGCAAAATACATCTGGTTCCGAAGAGAAACTGTGGAAACAATCTCCCGAACGTGCTTCCGTGACGTAGGGATATCCGTACGTGCCTTGACAACAGAAACGTCAATGCCGTCGTAATAATCCCCGCCGCAAGACTCTCTGAACTTGCCAGTCCAGAAAGACTTACGAGCATTAACCTTGAGACCGAAGGCCTCAAGGGTGCTGATCACGGACTGCACATGCTCTACGGGGACAATTATATCATCCCCATAGACACGCACCTTCCCAATGAAGCTCTTAAAGAGCTCCCGGGTCATAGGTGTCTTAAGCGATGACTCAATGCCGAGGAAAACGACGGTCAAGAAGACCATCGCCTCCAAGGGAAAAGTCAACGCTGAACCCATAGATGCGTACTTGTTCAAGGCAATGATGCCATGACCAGGTACCTCGGCCTTGGCTGACCGACAGGCGTCCACAGCTATTCCTAGATGTGTACGATTTCCTATCAGACAGTCTACATGCCAAGTTGAGACGCGATCACTTGCTTCGCTAAGATCTAGCGTTGCCAAGGACCTCGAGTTGGCCGAACCATAGCAAGCCATGGTCCGGTTGACCTCTTGGTCAGTGAATCCGAGAAACTTGTTCAGGATGTCATCCTGTTCAATGTTCTCTACGAGAGCCTCTTTGATCGCCTGCTGTACATATTGCATGTACGTAGGTTCGATCGCGATGATTCTCGGCGCCTTAAGCGTCTTCGGAACTGCAACCACCCTCACGGGTGGCTCGTCCTCAGGTTCCAGGTAGATAGGGCCCTTCTCATCTTCAGCGAAGTGAGACCACGAGGTGTAAAGATATTCGCCGGAATAGAATCCGGCATCTTCGAGCCTCGTCGTCCACGACCGACAATCATACTTGGCATTGCCAAGCAGACGGTCAGCTGTGGAACCGGGTCCGTGTTTAGGAACGAGTAGCCCCTCGTAAACAAGGTAGTTTACTTCGGAAAGCAACTCACTAAACAGGATATTGGACATACGGTGGAAGTCCGCCCGCGCATAGCGGGTACGACCCAACGCAATTGCCTTTATCCCTACCTCCTTGTCACACTCGACATAGTCATCGAACGCGGCCGTAACTCTCTTAGAACTACAAGGGAGCTCAAGACGTTTGAACAGGTAGCAAACCTGCCTCACGCATTGAATGGCCTCGATCGACGGCACGTCGAGTAAGACACCTGATGTCGTATCAAAAACGAGCCCTAGTAGCCCACCCAGAAATACAGGGAGGCCAGCCTTTCTCCGGAAACCCGGAAAAAGGTCAGGGGTCACCATGCCTTGGTCGAGACCTCTTTCGAAGTCTTTACCAAAGTCTGGTAGGGTTATCGTCAAAAACGACAAACCTTCGTTTTCAACACGGCTAAGGATCGTGTTTAGATCCTTAGTGGTGCTAGTGCGGCACTGGATACTCGAATCCTCAAGTACCCTGCCTAGAAGCATTACATGGCTTTTCATCCATTCCTCACTTTGTGGGGTAATGGAGTCCAAGGCCATGGCTTCTACCGACAAACCCCGTAGAGGGGTTCTTCTCTTCAGCTCTCGCCACCAAGAAGCTTGGTGATAAGAGCGCCCGAGGACGCGGTGAGCATGGTCAAAAGACCAGTCAGCGCATCCTTGAGCTCCGCATTGGTATAGCCCTGAACGGGACGGTCCATCACGAGCTGGAAGCTCGCGGAGACCGGAACGTTCGTAGAGGGCAGCAGAGCGTCCGCAACCAGAAGTTCATTCTGGAGGCGGATCACAGAGCGCTTGCGCTTCCCACGTGAGTGGGAAATACGCAACGAGACGCTGCCGTCTTCACTAGTGAAGACGCCATTGTCTACGCCTGAGCCCGTCCTCGGAAGAGGATAGGTATCTGCTCCAATGGTAATGGATTGAGGGTCGGCAAGTGCCATGACAATTTACTCCTTAGGTTTAACACAACCGACAGGATGCCGGTCATGCGCATTAGGTTTAACGTCGTGATTCAAGCGACGTCGGATACTCAACTCAACTACCCGTCCAGATCATGGATCGGTAGAAAGCCGGTTAGGGGTTTAACCCCTCCTAGCTATGCCGAGTGAACCGAGGATTGCCAACTGATTGGCCGTAAATTCCGGCCAATCAATCCCAAATCCGAAAGGTGAGCCTTGAATCCTTGATTTCATGACGGTCTCGAAAGACTGCCACATCAAGTGATTACCAGGATAGGTTCGATAAACCCTATCTGAGTGGCTACGCCAGGAATACAAGACTTTAGTAGTCTTACGTTCCATGAAGTAGCACCAAGGCATAACCAGGGCATCTGAATTGAACAGAGAAAGGTTTTCAGCTATGCTGCCAACATTTCCTGCCCAGTCCAGCGCCCATGACCATGGGGCCAAATTCCAAAGCATCGCCGGGTCTAGGTTAGTACCTAGCAGGTGATTCGCTTTGGCCGCATAATTTTGCGGAGTACCTCTAGGAGGTAGTCCGTACATAAATGCGGCTGTCAGCCACCGTTCCACTCGCGTGGTGGTGGTTTTTGACAGTTGGCCCAGGGGATTTTCGCCATACTGACGGGGCTCGAGGTTTGGAACGGGGTATGCTAAACTACTTAGCACCTCATCACTTATCTCTAGCTCAGTCGGGAAGTCGAATCTCCTTCTGATCAACTTTCCTGCACCGTTTTCGAAGTCACGTAGGATCTCTTCCGAGTTCCTCACGGACCGCGCGAACGACTGGACGTCCCTTATCAGGGGTTTCCAACCGAATTCGATGTTCAGGTACTCATCACCGGCATTCAAGCCTTTGAGAGCACGTGAACGTCCATTTCGTCGCAGGAGATATGCACGGGGGAGACCCTCGTGCAGCTCTCCAATGAAAGTTGCCAGATCAGCCTTAGGCTTATTCGGAGCAATCTGCCCGATCGCTTGTGCGCACATAATGTTCGTTTCCGAACGATCAGTGCGTGTAGGCAACGGGAAGCTTGTATTCCGAATCTCGTCCGCATACGCATACTGAGGCGACTCATAGTAGGGTCGTCCCACAGGTGCAGGCGGTAATTCGGAGCCTGTTGTGAAACCATGCGTACCAACGCCGAGGGATGAACCCTCATCGTAAGTACGTTTGTAACACAAGAAGTCTCCTCCTATATCTCCAGAGGTCTTGAACTGGGGGTTTCGACTCCCAAATCCATGATTCTCAGAGATAACGAGGTCCTGAGACCACTGATGCTTCAAGTGATGCACGGAAGGCGGCTCGGTCGTTGGGTATGGACCGGGAGCCTCCCACTTACGTATTTCAACGTAAGTTGTGCTATCCTTGGAGCGCATGATCATCCTTTCGTAGTTGATTTGGTTTGGCTACACTGGGCATGCCCTTCGCAGGGTTTAGTCCAGCGGGTGTTGCGCCAGCGTTGCCGCTAGCACTGGCAGGGGCCTTCGG